AAGCCGGTGAGACGGCGATACATATCCAAGACTTCAGGAACCTTGGTTACCAATACCTCAAGTATTACGGTGGCGCATATTTCGAGTGCGAGAATTGTGGACTGACTGTAAAAGCACAGTCACCTGCAAAGGGTCGCCCGCAGAAGTATTGCCCCAGTTGCGCTGTCGAGGTTAAGACCCGTCAGACTGTTAATGCAGTAATGCGGTGCAGAAGCGCCTTAAAGAGTTGATTATAAAACTCGAATTGTTAGAAATAAATACCCCCATCAAACCGTTGTGGCACAATGCTTTGAGACGTGTTTGATGGGGTGTATGTATGAATGATAAAAGACAAAACATAAAACTATTTTGAAGAAAAGGATGATTTTTAAGTGATTGCAATTACCGCCTCAGAAAAAGAAGCCATTCGTGAGAAGTTTCCTCGTGTTCATATCGTTCGCACGATGAAGCAAGATTCCAAACGGCACCACTACTACATGGTTGAGGATGGCGCTCCTATGAAGCTGCTCCGCAGTTTGCGTGGACTGGAGCGTGTTCACGACAAACGAAAGGGAGTGTAAACCATAGCCAGCACAGCAAGCTATAAAGAGATGCGTGACATCGTAATTGGTAAGCTGGTTGACCGCACCATTGACGATGACTACGCAGAACTGAGTGAGCGTCTGTTTGGTGATGGTAACTGTTTTAACTCAAGCGAAGTCCGCAAAAGAATGTATGGCATGAAAGCCATCATCGAAGCCATCGAGCGGGATGGCGAAGCTACTATTCAGGACACGGACGCATTGTCTGCATTGGATAGCAAACGCATTGAGCTGCTCAAAGAACGTCAAAAGTTCTTTGACCAACGCAATGCTTTTAACAAGCTGATTCGTGAGCGTTCCCGGCAAGAAGAGTTGAATGAGATTCTTGTGGACGCAGTAAAGAGCGGCAATTTGCCACAACTCGAATA